CCCCCCAGAAATTTCCAGTATTTCTGCGGTATAGCGGGCATTAGGATACTTTGCCGCCAAATCCTTTGCCAGTTCTGCCGATAAATACCCCAGTATTTTATTTCCCCATTTTACATATGCGGCAGGCTCTCCGTTGTATGTGGTTTTCTCTATCTCTATTTCCTCGTCGCCAGTCATACGGCTTAATATATCCTGCCTGCTTTCGCCGTCGTCGTTCTGGAAAGTCACGCCCACTACTTTTGTGCGTATGGTTTCCGCAATCCTGCTGCCAGCGGCAGGCGTTCCCGCTGTCCTCGGCGCTGCCTGCTGCCCTGCTGCCTCTCTTGCTGGTTTGCGTGCCAGCAGAAAACATACGGCAGCAATCACTATGCAGCCGATACCGCCCGTAATATTTCCAGACGGCAGCGCCACCACTCCACTTACTGCAAATAGCGCAGCCGCCCCATAAAGTACCATTTTCTTTTTACCCATGATAAATAAACCTCACTTTCTAATCTTTAGCCATTTTCTCTGCAATAGCGGTATTTATATATTCGCTTATGCTCTGCCCTGCCGCTTTTGCACGTTGTTTAATGACTTCTTTTTGTCCTTTCGGCATTACCAGCTCAAACCTATCATAATTCTTTTTCTTAAATTCATTCTGATATTTTATCTGGTTAAATTCTTCTTTCTGCATTTTACCTCTTTCTTTCCCTTGCCTTATGATGTATAATCCTTTTAAACAGTTTGGGCGGCTTTGGCAAGTCCACCGCCCTTTCTGTATCCCCGCCTTACTTCTTAAGTAAGGCTCTTACTTTTTCTTTAGCCTCTTCAAGGTCTTTACACTCGTTGAGTATTTCAAGTATTTTCCTTGTCTGGTTTTCCTCGGCTGTTTCCTTAAGCAGTTCGCCTACGTTCATTTCCTCGTCCATATTTTCTCCTTTCCCTGCCGCCCAGTTATTGTTATGGGTTATGTATCTCCCTTAACTGTCTTAATTATATCGCATATTCTGTAATATGTCAATACATATTCTGTAATATCCTCAAAAAAATAAGAGGGTAAGCAGCCCGTAAGCCGCCTGCCCTCATTCTTCTTACGCTAAGCGTGTGGCATAGTCAAGACTTATCCAGCCTGCGCCGCTTTTCAGCCTGCCCCAGCCTGCCATACTTCCTTTGCCCGCTTTCACTTCCACAATGGTAAATTCTCCCTTGCCCGTATGCTCTCCCGTCTTTGCGTAGTTCGTCCCTGCGCCCGTCCTTATATTAAGGTCTAATATATCCACTTTAACCTTGAACGGCACGCCTGCTGCCGCCTGCGGCTTTTCCTGCGGTACTGCTGCCTGCTGCCCGCCTGCATATTTCTTGTAATATGCCTCGCCGTACCCTGCACGCTTTTTCTGTACCGCCTCGCTCTGGTCTGCTGGCTTTTCAAATCCCAGCAGCACGGCATCAGAGGCAGCCCGCACGCTCTTTGCGCCCTTTAATGTGCTGATAACGGATTTATAGCCTTGCAGCTCGTCCCACAAAAAGGCAAGCTGCATATCCAGACTGCCGATAGATGCACCCGCCTTTTTCGCATAGTTAAGTAATGCCTGCTTTCTTGTGTGGTACGTCCACTGTGCCAGCCCGTAGCCCGCCTTGTCCTTTACAAAATTGCCGTAGCTGCCATTATCCACGGCAGCCGTATACTGTGCATCTGTCATATTAAGGCTCTTGTTATAGCTGTTTTGCAGATTGCAGGAATTAAGCCCGCTTTCCGCATACAGATTACCCATTAAGCCTGCCACGGCGTATGCGTTTAAGCCTTTGCCCGCCAGATAGTCCCAGACTGCCTTTTCCGTGTTCCCGTTCTGCACCATGCCGCCTGCCGTCACTGCTGCGCCGCTGATTTTCTTTTTAAACTCGTCCCATGTATGCGCCGTGGTATTGTATACATACGGGTTAGGGCAAATCTTCCCCGTAACGTCGTAATGCCTTATTACGTGCGACGCAGGCACATTGTACTTATCCATTAAGTACCGTGTAAGCTCTGCCGCAGCCTCTACCGTTGCGTCCTCAAAATACCAGTCCTTATCTGTCGCCCCCATGCTGGCTGTGCTTTTCTTCCTTACGCAAAGCTCAATACCGATACTGTTTATATTCCTGCACTCTGCGTGCTTATAGCTCTTAGCGCCGCAGTGCCACGCTATATTTTTATCCTCTACGCTCTGCCATATTGCCCCGTCATATCCTACAAAGTAGTGCGCAGATGCGTTACGGTTGCCGCCTGCAAAATAATTGCAGTTCGCCTTTGCGTCCCCCAGTGCGCCCGTGTAATGAATGACAATATACTTAATTCTGGAAACGCTGCCCGCATTGTGATTGTACCCGCTTATCAGCTTGTTAATTTTCCTCATGGTCTTTACCGTCCTTTCTGCATGAAACAAGCGCCTGCGGTTTCCCGTAAGCGCCTGCTGCATACTGTCTATGTTTTATTTGTTTTATTATTTTTCCTGCTGTCTGTATCTCTCTACGCTGCCCGTGGTGCTGTTTCCGTCCAGCTCGTCCGTGTCTGGCAGCTCGTCCGTGTACTTCCCCAGAAACGCCCGCACCGTCGCCCAGACTTTCTTAACGGGCAGCCCACAAAGCGCCATGTTCTTAAAAATGCTCACTACCTCGTAGGCAATATAGAGAAGTGCGAAAAATTCAGCCACGCCCACGCTCGTAAGCCCCAGCTGGTTACGTGCCGCCTCTGGGATAAAGCCGATAAGATTAACCTTTATCAGCATATCAACCGCCAGCATGAATACAAGGGAAATCAGCATACCCACTTTGCGGATAGCCCCGTCAATCCCTGCGCAGCTGTTAAACTTCTTTTCACGCACTGCCCGCAGCACTCCGAAAATTGTATCAAATACAATCGCAAGTACCACCAGCTCAATTACCTTGTTGTTTGCCGCCATGTTGATAAATTCCATAATCTTCATTTCCATAAATCCTGCCTTTCTGCTTTTGCAAATTTAATGCCCGCTCTTTCAGTCCTGCGCCGTCGTACCCTGCTACGCTCTCCCAGTGTTCCAGTGTGGCTGTCAAATCCACAATAAGCCTGCTTTGCTGTTCAATGATGTTCTGCTGCTCTTGCAGCACTTGTAGCAAATTGTTACCCATGTACTCACTCCTGCGTGTCCCGTCCAGCTCTGTATACTCTTTTGTAGCTGCTCTTTCGTGATTTTTCCGCTTTCGCACTTCTTGATTGTCCGTTTGACACGCTTAATGCTGTCTGGTCTTACTTTTCTGTGCGTTGCCCTGTGCTTGTAGCCTACAAAGTCTACCCCGTTCTTTGCCGCCAGTATCGTAGTCTTAGGGTTAAGCGCAAGCCGCAGCTCGTCCCGTAAAAATGCCTCAATGTCTGCCAGCCAGTGCCGCAGTTCGTCTTTATCTGGGCTTAATATGATAAAGTCGTCCATGTACCGTATGTACTGCTTTGCGCCCAGCATATGCTTGATGTACTTATCCAGCTTATCCAGATAAATATTAGCGAATAGCTGGCTTGTAAGGTTTCCTACGGGTATCCCTACGCCCTCTGGCATATTGCCGTTATGGTCTATGATTTTATCCAGCAGCGCCAGTACCCCAGCGTCCTTAATAACCTTGCGTATTTCAGCCTTAAGTATGCCGTGGTCTATACTCTGGAAATAGTGGTGTATGTCTGCCTTGATAGCGTAAAGCGGCTCGTCTGGGTGGAATTTCTGCCACTCATACAGCCATTCTTGCAGCGTATCAGATGCAGCGTGCATACCCTTACCTTTTCGGCAGGCGTAGGACTGGGATATAAACCGCTTATCAAATATAGGCTCTAACACGTTGTTTATGGCGTGCTGTACCACTCTGTCATAGAATGGCAGCGCCATTATCTGCCGCTCTTTCGGCTCGAATACCTTAAAATAATGGTACTCGCTTGGCTCATAGGAAAGGTTTAGAATGTCGTCCCGCACCTCTTCTAAATTGCCCTCTTTGTCTTTGGTAAATATCAAAACGTCTTTGCGGTATCGCTTGCACTTTCTGGCTTTGTTGTAGGCTTTCTGCACGTTTGCATAATCAGCCATAGCCTCTACAAGCGTTACCCGCTCGCCGCTCTGGTTCGTGGTATATCCTACTCGTTTCAAAATTAAAGCTCCTGCCTTTCGCCGCAGCTACTAACCAGCAGCCCTGCTTTTTCTCTTTGCCTTACGGCGGGACAGCCGCTCTGACTCTAGGTTATTAAGCATCTGCTTAAAATCCTCTTGCTAGTGTTCCGTAGATACGCTAAGCCTATAATGCTCTCACTAAGTCACACGCCCCACGCCCGCCAATGTTGCCGTTCACGTTCCACGGGTAATTGTTGCAATTCACGGCACGTGCGCCCGCATTAGCGCCATTGTTCCAGTTGCCGCCCGCTATCAGCGCCGCCAAAGGGCTGTAGTAAGCAGCTGCCCCATGTTTTCATTACTTCTTTGCTTTTACCTCTTCTATGAGTTCCCCCAGCATAACTCCTATCTCTTTCAGCTTTCGGCTGCTCGTGCCGTAGTGCTGGGCGTTCATTGCGCTATACTTCAAATCGTTTGCCAGCCGCAGCAGCTCCTTACTCTGCTGTAGCGCCGTATCCGCTGCGTATAAATGGCTTTTCGTCGCCGTCTTGTCCCACTTGATTACCTCTTGCAGCATTTCCAGTATTGCGTTTCTGGTCGCTGTTTGCAGGCTGAATTTTTCAAATTTTGGGTACTTGCTTAGCAGCGGGTATATGTATAGCAGGAAATCATATATTTTCTGGTGTAATTGGTCTGTTTTTCCCTGCGTCGTCATTTCACACCCCCGTAGTAGTCGGCTGGGCTTTCGCCCGCCGTCTACATGGAGTCACACGCCCCACGCCCGCCAATGCTGCCGCTCACGTACCACGGGTAACCGTTGCAATTCACGGCACGCGCGCCCGCATGAGCGCCATCGCTCCAGCTGCCGCCCGCTATCAGCGCCGCCAAAGAATATGCGTAATACTGGTAGATATTGCCAACGTCGTAATTTTTCTCGCCCGTCTTAAGCGGCGTTTTCTTATCCCAGCCCCACGCTGCTGTAGGGTGGTAATCTGCATTTGTGGCGTGTTCTGCCCTTGTGATAAGGTCGTTAAGCCATTCCCAAACACGCCCCACGGCATCTACGCAGCCTACGGCAGAAACAGCATTAACCACGCTGCCCGTAACGCCCCTGCCCGTATTCGTGGTCGCCGTCCATGCGTTTGTATTTGCGTTATCCAATCCCTGCGGGCTGCCAAAAGCGTAGGCGCAAAACTCGCTGTAATCTGGCAGGCGCTTACCGCTCTTTGCCAGACGTTCTACAAAATTGTACCAGTTCAGCCCCTCTGTACCCGTGGCGGGTGCGCAGTTGTAAGAGGACTTTAAGCCCTTTGCGCCGTCGTCGCTGTTAAGGTAAATGTCTACCCATGTGCCGCCGCCCAGATATACCATACCCTCTGGGCTGCATTTCGGGCGGTGTCCCAGCGTCCATACAGAACGTGGCACAATGCCGCTGCTTACTGCGCTTTCCCAGCCAGTGCCAAAGATAACGCCGCTGCTGTTCACGGGCTGCAAATTGCCGTCTACCTTACGGCAGCGCCCGTAATGAAAGCCGCCTATTTTTCGGCTGTTGCTTGCGTTCCAGCCATTAGGGTACGTGGAATTAAGGGAAATGATATACCGCTCGTCTGCCGCATCAATCCTGCTGTCGCAGATATATACGTAGTAATCATTACCCACGGCAAAAGCGCTGCCTACGTCCAGATTAGCAGCCGTAAGCACTGTGTTTCCCGTCTTAAATATGCCAGCGCCGCCCACTGCGATAACGCAGCCCTCTACTACCGTCAGCTCGTTTGCACCACTGGCGTACATATACTCGTTGCTGGGCGCTACAATATCGCTAATCATAGCCATTTTGTTTACGTTCAAAAGCGCCCTTGCGT